TGCGCTTCATCTATAATCACCAAGTCTGGAGCTGGAACCATGTTAAAGGCTTGCTTATAAATGCTCTGGATGCCGCCAAACGTAATTGGCTTAGTTAGATCTTTCTCTTTCAAAGACGCACTGTAGAATCCAAAATCAGCCTCTGGGTACAGTTTTTTTAATCCATCAGCGCCTTGCTGCAAAAGCTCTTTTACATGCGTTAAAATTAAAACTCTTGTGCCAGCAAAGCTCATGGCGTCCTTCACGATCTGGGCTATGATGGCCGTCTTGCCCGACCCAGTCGGCGCAACGATCAGTGGGTTCTCACCCATCTTTTGCGCCCAGTAATTGTACAGCCCATCAAGGGCATCTTTCTGATAATCGCGTAATTCAAAGGTCATTTTGCTTTATGCTCCTTAACCACTTTGTCCAAAAAAATCTTCGCCTCTGTTTCAGCCAACTCTTCAATCGAAAGTGCCTGATAAATAAAATACTCCTCGATATTCGCAATCGTGAGTTTGTTTATCATTCCCCAGTCTTCGATCTTTCCGCGAGATCCAAGGATGTTAAAAATCATCCATGCAACTTCTTTATCAGTAATTTTATCTGGCAACTTATCGACAAATTCTTCCAAGGCGTCTTTCATCAAATGTTCACGCATTCCCATCCCTCATCCTCCCTTCATCTTCATCCATAATTTCACGGAGTATTTCTTGATATTCTTCTACAACATAAATTAAACCCACTTCGTTTTTATTGGGATAATCGTTTATAATTTTTTCAACCCTATCGATCTCTCGTTTAAATACTTTTTTGATGCGTTCTCGTAATATCTCTTCGCAGTTCATGTTTGCATCCTCCCTTCAAATATCTCGCGGCTGTTTCCATTATTGCGGAAAATCTCACCACTATCCAAGTCTTCATATTCAACCCAGTCATCACCAGCGTCAGTCATTTCCAAATCCTTCGGCATAATTTGAGGGATAAACAAATGATCATCACAAGTGACGGCAGGCTTTCCCAAGGCGCAACTCCAAGTTCCATCTTGTTCTGGCGTAACATGGGCGCAAGTGCGACAGCTTACCTCTGGAACCTTGCAGCCATGACAGATTGCAAAGTATGGACAAAACTTGCATCGCCAATCACTGGGATCATCAGAAATTTTATCTGGTGGTAAAGATGAAAAAACAATCTTGTCTGCCTTATCCAGCAAACCTTGTGCCTCTTTTTTGTTTAGCTTGATCCTCTCGCCATACATTTCATCTGTGTTTTTATTCACAGCAAAAAAGTAACATCTGTCCAGACCAGATAAAATCATACCAATTTGACACTGCGCCCAATAGATCGGCTTGGATTTTTCAACTCCCATGTTTTTGGTAGCCTTAAAATTTTTGTCGTTCATCGTTTTGAACTCAAGCGTATGCGGCTTGCTGCTTTCCTTAAAACCTTCCCCAACGCCATCCAGCGACAAGGCAAAGTGACCACCACAAGCCTCAAACCTGACTTGCTTTCCAGTCTCTGGATCTCGCTCCCAAACTTTTACGCCTACCGCTCGAAGGTTTGAGACAATACGATCTTCTTCACGATCACCAGTTTCAAACAAACGCAAAAGACGCCCCTCAAAAAGAGGCGTCCATGCATGTCTGAACTGATACCACAATGCACGGCTGCATTCGTTTCCAATCTGACTGCCGCCAAGATGAGGTCTATGCTCGTTCTTGCGCTTGTCTTTATAATTTTTATAAATCGCAGCAATTGTGGCTGGATCTTCAAATTGTTTAAGATCCATCTTTCTTTTTATCCTTATGCTCAAAATATCTCTTCAAGCTTATCTTCTGCACTTTCATCTTCACTCTCCTTCTTTTCATGTAATGGGGCGACATGCGCCCCATCCCAAAAAATGAACTCAGCGTTTCCAAGGTGGAGTTGATCCACCACTAGCAGCAGCAGCTACAGGCTCTACTGATACAGTGGAAGAACCACCTGACGCAGCATCGTAACCCTTCACGTCATTAGACGCATCGTATCCACCTGCCGCTGGACGCACAGACACTTTTACCATCAGTGGCTTATCGCGCAGCTCAATACTGTCTTTAGGATTTGGAACATCAATCGCACGGCAAATGCCTGCCAATGATCGTTGAGCAATCTCAACAGCAGTTTGGTTTTTGTTTTTTAAGTTTAAACGATCAAAAATCTTGCGACCTTGATATGCGCCTTCGATAACCTCAATCGTCAACATGAGGTAAGAGCCATCCATCGCTTTCGTTTGGCGCTCTTCAGTTCCAGAAATTACGCATTTATACCAATCCGCTGGTAGCGGATCGAAAGAGTTGGATGGTTCGTGGTCGTTTGCGTTAAAGCCATTTAAGTCCATAAGAGTTTCCTTTACTCAGCTAAAAATTGTTTGAAGGGATTGCCGCCATCAAAAGTAAATGGGAGCGGTTGATCGATATTAAACCGATTCTTGGTGACGCTTGATGCTTGTGGAAAGCACAAGATCTCGCGCTCACCAGTTGATATGGCGCGCTTCTTATCGCCATCACCTCTGGTAAATGTCTTCAGTCGGATAAGCCCGACCAAGTCAACATTATCAGTATAATGCGGAATACTCTTTTTATGCATCCGCACCGTGTATCTGGCAAATGGGTCCATGTCTGGCAGATCCAATGTCTCAGTATCTGCGTGACCAATAAAGACCACATTCATGCCATTGTCATAGGCCAGCGCACCAGCCCATTCACGCATCTGGCGATGCTTCTCAGCGGCTGTGCTGTACCCTGCGCCGTAGCCACCACCAGCTTGATTAATCGACTTGGCTTTTGGATCAGACGCAACAATTTCACTTTCGATCATCGTGGCCAATTGCGTAATACTGTCAATGACCAGCGTCTTGAAGTCATGCTTTTCTGTGGCCAGCGCCGTAATCGCGCTTAAAACATCGTCGCTTGAATTTGCAATTGGAAAAAGACTTACATTGTCATTGCCTTGCAAGCTGGCCGTGCCATCTTCAGTACGCACGAAAACAGGTTTGGGGAACATAGCAGCAAGGGTGGTCTTACCCATGCCTCCTTCACCAAACAGAGTAGCGATTATTGGTCGCTGCCCTGTCGGCTTCGATAGTGATTTTAGATTTATTGCCATTACAGCACCTCCACTTTTACGCCGACTTTGCCAGCTTTTGTTTCAAACGCCTTTGCGATCTTGCGCCAAAGCGTAGGCTCTTTTTCAGACAGATACCTACAGCCTACACCATCAGCATTTATCAAATACTTTACTGGGTGCATATGCTCTGGTATTTTGTCTTTGACTTTATCCCAAACATGCACGTCCACTTTACGACTGACAGGCTGTGTCAGTGTAATTTTGTGGCCTTCCAATGTGTGGGTAATGGAGCCTTCATCTTTGGCATCCAATGCAGCATTAATCTGCTCTTCAATCGCATGACGCTGTGCAATTAATTCTTTTTCTTGCGTCTTAATAACCAGCCATTCGGCGGCTAAACCGTCTACATTGCTCATCGCAATTCCTTTCACTTTTTCTCTTTCTACAAAAATCGGTTTACAGAAAATTTTTTATCCTGTAAAGATCTTTTTACAAAATATGTAAATTTATGTCGAAATGGAGAAAAAAATGACTGAACTCATACCAATCGATGATATACGATCTGCCTTGCAGGACAGACGTTTAACAGTGGTTGCAGATAAATGTGGGCTATCACACCCAACAGTGAAATCAATTGCCACAGGCAACGAACAAATCAGTCTGAAGACGTGGAAAAAACTGTCCGAATACCTGAGTGATTCGCAATGAATGTCGAAGACTATTGCTGCAAAATGGGCTGGTATCTGGTCACCATACCAGCAGGATCTAAAGGCCCGACAAAATTTGGTTGGCAGCAGCCAGAGAAGGCATTGTCAGATCCANNNATTGCGCGTGACTATTATGAGAAAAACCCCACCCATAATGTTGGGCTGTTGCATGGCGCATCAGGCACATGCGCTGTTGATATAGATAATGTCGAAAACACAAAGCTGATCTTTGAAGAGCTGGGCATCGACTTCAGCTTACTAATGAACTCCGCGCCACAAATCATTGGCCGCGAAAATCGAGGCAAGTTAATCTTCAAGGCTCCCGATGATTTGACCATGCATAAAATATCGTGGCCAAACAAAGATGATCCGCGTAAAACAGAAACAGTCTTTGAGCTTCGGGCTGGATCTGTGCAGGACGTTCTGCCTCCATCAATTCACCCAGANACTGGCCGTCCATATGAGTGGGCTGGTATGCCAATCTGGGATGGTCTTCCAGAGTTGCCGCCACAGCTTCTGACATTATGGCGTGAGTGGGATAAGTTTCGGCCACAGCTTATGAGTATGTGTCCTTGGAGAAAGAAGGAAGAATTCCAGCCAACCAGAAAGCCCAGACCAAAAGGTGACAGCACGTCAGTTATCGATGCCTATAATGAGGCGCACGACATGCACACACTTCTGGT